TTTAACACATCACCATTTTGCATAACTATTTTAGACCCACCTTGAATTACTTCAATTGATGACGAAACTGGAACACTGACACCTTTAATAAGGTATCTAACGTTGTTACTGTCACCAGCATCTGTAATAAACACATCTAGCGTGTCTGTTGTGGTTAGAATATTAGCAAAACGAAGACCTACAACCGCATCATCGCTGTCCGCTGTAAAGATAGTAGTAGCAGAATTTGTTATTCTTTTACCATTTGATTCAAAATCTTGTGCCATATTTTTCTCCTAGTTTCT